GGTGTTGCTGCTTCTGTGTATTGGGTGGGGGCTTTAAATATTCCATAAGTATTTGTTTCATTGCCTGTTTTTGTTGCGGTAAATGGTGAACCTGAATTATAGCTTTCCTTTTGAACTATCCCATCAAATCCTAATGCTTGTAACGCTTTTACATATTTAGACGAAACGCCTTTCTTATTGGTTTTGGTAGAATACAACTCACTTTCTTCACCTGCTGCCAATACAAATTCATCAATAGCTTTAGATGCTTCTATGGCTTGTTCTTTTGTTACTTTGCCTTCTCTGAATAGTCTATTTAAAATGCCCTTTAATTTATTGCCAACATCACTGCCTTTAACGTGAATTGTATCTGTTGGATTTGGAAATGGATTTTTAGGTTTAGTTACCTCAATTTCTTCAACATTCCCATCATTGGAATAATTTTCCGCTACTTTTTTATCTTCTGCAACCCAAGTAACACCTTCGTTTTCCCCTTCTGATACATTCTTCCCTTTCCCACGATACACTTTAATTTTTTCAGAAGGCTTAACTAATCTTAACCCAGCATTTGCAAATTCATCTGCTTGTACTCCCGTATGCAATCCAAAGAAACTTGCATAAGCATCGCTATCAAATTTACCCTTCTCAATAGTATAACCTTCTTTTTTAAGTTTTTCAAACGCTGACTCACCTACTATTTTTTTGGCTGTTTCTTCTACATCTTTCAATGCACTACCCCCTGCTGCTTCTGTGTATTGGGTGGGGGCTGCAATATCTTTGGGAACAATAAATCCCATATCTTCAATAGCCTTCTTTGCTTCCAGAGATGTCATTTCTCCTTTAGCAATAGCCTGTCTGTATCTATCAGCCTCTTCATAAGTTAGCCTATTTTCGGCATCGGCATTTTCATCTGTTTCTTTTATTTTTGCGTTAGGCTCTCTTTTCCAGACTTGGTCATTTATTTTCTTAAACCCATGCCTTTCATACCAGTTGATAAGTTGCTGTTCGTTCAGATTACGAACATTTTGATATTTCTTAATCGTGGTTGGTTCAATAAAAACCGTTTTACCCATTTCGTCTGTTGCTTTCAAAAAATCTCTTAACACTTCTGTTGCATTACCTTTTCCCCTTGCAGATTCATCAACAACGTTTATTTCTTTCAATACAATATTATCGCTGCTTGAATCAGCATTGAAAACATTGCCACTTTTATCTACTCCCAAAGCAGCGTCTTTACTAATAACTATTCTTACTCCGTTTTTTTCAAGTCCCCCATTCTTTGATTCAACAAAACCGTCACCTCTTAGAATTTCCCCCACATCTTTCAATGCACTACCAGATACACCTGCTGCTTCTCCTTGTGGTGCTACAAAATCAGCGATAGTTTTCCCCCATGCTTTTTCTACCCCACTTCTTGCACTACCTAATTCACCTGCTACCTGTCCTGTGGCTTGTGATTTAGCTTCATCTAATAGTTGTTTTGCTTGTTGGGGGTCAGCAACAGCCGCTTTAGCCATATCTAAGAACATACCATCTACTTCGTTGTTATCTATGGCTTGTTGGATTATTTTTTGTTCGGGAGTTAATTCCACATCTTCATCCCCTAATACCCTGTCTTGGTCTATGGTGGGCTGTTCTTCTTTTTCCTCTTTTGGAATACCTGACATTTCAGCCCCGTTAAATATTTTTCTTTTTACTTCTTGGGCTTCTTTTATTTGTTTCTTTACGGGTTCTGCCTGTACCTCATCGGTTATCTTCGATAACTTTTCCTTCGCTACCTGCTCTACTGTATTTTGATAGGCATATTCAAGCTGACGGGCTGCATTTATTAACCCGCCATTAGAATCTTCTTTGGGGGCGTTCTCTATACTTTGTTGGTGAATCTTTATTATGTTTAATGCAGCGTCAGCATCTTGTGGGTTAATAATACCCTTTACCCTGCCGTTTTCAATCGCTTCTGTAAATGTTTCAAAGTTTTGTGCTGATATATGTAAAGCGTCTTGGGTTAATTTTCTATTCCTTTTAGCCCCACCCAATCCACCTAACACTATTGGTACAACCATTGACAAAGAAGCCTCTTTAATCACTTCTTTTGTTTCATCGGTTAAGTTTCTTTTTTCTGCTGTTTCAGGGGAGAAGATTGATTCTACTAAATAGTTAAACATATTTTGAGAAACTTCTTCCCCTAATATTTCCTTACCATATACCTTCCCCGCCTCTTGAACAAATTTTTTAATAAATGTTTTTGCTGCTTCTTTACCTGCACCCTTTTCTACTACCTTCATAATATCGGTAGCTAAATTACGCTTGGCACTCCCCAATGCGTCCTTCATACTTTCAGCTAACTTAACATCGGGTAAAATTCCTACTTCTAAAGCAGATTGTCCTAAAGCATCTACGATAGCCATAAACGCTGCTTTATTTGGGTTGCCCGTTTTATTCAGGAAGTCAACATAACTTTGCCCGTATGTCTGTAAAGCGGTAGATAAAAAACCACCACCGTAAGCCGCTATGTTTGTAGCTTGCGTAGTTGTTAAAGCAGCTCTTGGTACTGATAATGCAGCCGCCCTATAAGGGGCTGAAAGTATTTGCCCACCTAATCTTGAAGTAAATACCTGTGTTGCAAACTGCCCCACCCCTTCTAATATTTTATTAAATACGTTGCCGACATTTTTATACCCCCTTTCAGATGGTAATACATCAGAATAATTACCTGCTGCATTGGGTACTATTTGGTCACCGTAGTCATACCTTCTTGAATTAAGATATGTGGTTGTAGGGTCATCAAATATAGAATTTAACGTTGTTTGTATTGATTTAAATGGTTGGGATATACCCCTTGCTAAAGCCGTCAACCCACCCCCTTTAACTATACCATACCCACCCAATGCTTCATCCCTTCTAATGTCTAACACTCTTTTACTATTGGGGTCAATACCTGATTCTAAGGCTGCTTTTACAATTACCTTATCGGCTATCTTGGCTTTATTTTTAAAGCCCATCTCTTTTATCTTTTCAGATAAAACCTTAGCTTCATCCGCTTTTAATGTTTGGTATGTTCTGAAATCACGGTCATCATCTTTTACAAACTCCCCACCCCTGAACTTTTTTTCATTTTCAAGCCTTTTACCTATACCAATTAATTGCTCATAATCCACATCGGCTATCTTCTCTTTTTTGAGGATGCCGTTCATTATATTATTATAAGCTACCTTATTTGCGTCTTTCAAAAAGTTTAACCCTTCTTCTGCATACTGAATATCTTTTTGCACAAGTTCTTGCTTTTGGTTGGGAGAATAATTTATATCCCCTTTCCATTCTGCATCAACTTTACTTACAGCGTTTGCCAACTTAGTGCTTACTTCTTCGGATAATATTTCGGGATGTATTGGCTCACCTGCTTTTATATAGTATAGCTTTTCGTTTATTTTATCTGATAAATCGGTTATTTCTTTTTGACTTAATTTTCTACCATTAACCTCAAATGAACTACCTTCTGACTTACTTAAAAAATCTAACGCTTCCCCTAAGTCAGATGGGCTACTTGTATTTAATTGCGGTAGGTTGTACTCGCTTACATTTGCAGCCCCACCTCCCGTACCTGCTGATACGGCAATATCAATTCTTTTTAACCCGTTAAGATTTTCTGAAACTTCTTTATCTAAATTAAATAGATTTTGGTTTTGTATCTCTAACCCCTGCTGCCTGAATTTTTGCTGTAATACTTGTGCTACCTGTTCTGCATTTTGTTCATTCCTAAACACATCATCATCAAATGACAATCCACCTGCTTCCGGTGCATGGTCACGCAATACATCATTAATTACTTTTTTCCCGTAAGGTTTATTGGCTAATTCTTTTATTTGTGTGGGCTGAACAGTCCCGGTAAATACGGCTGTTTCAAATGGGATAATATCATTTTCCTCAATATCCCTTAATTTAAGATATTCTTTTTCTTCTCTTGCTTTTTTTATTTGTGGTAAATCAGAACCAAGATTAACTTTTGGTACACCTAATTTCTGACGCATACCCGTATTATAAGCCTCTACATTTACTCCCGGCTTACTAACTATTGGGGTTGATTCTCCTGACGGGGCTTTGGAAACACCAACTTCCCCACCACCTCTTGCAGCCATCCCAACATCTGCGATAGATACTTTTTTTTTTATAGGTATCCCAAACTCATCAACCGTAGGCTGCTTTGAACCTTTCTTTTTGATAGGTATGCCAAATTCGTCAACTGGCGGGTCTTGGTATTGGTCTTCTGCCATTTTTAATTTATTATTTTAACGCCATTCTTAATCAACAACGCTTCATATTCTTTTACACTATACCCTGCTGCTGCTGCTTTTGTTGCTATATCTGAACGTTTTATTTCTTTTTTAGCAGGTTGCGGCTGTGGTTGTGCTTCACCTGTTACTGAATTTCTAAGCCCCTCTAAAAACTTCAAATCAGTTTGGGGGTTATTGGTTTTTACGTCCTGTAAAAATTTGGTCAAAGATACCGTCTTTTCTACACCAACACCATACTTATAATCCGTACCCTTTTCTGTGTATTCTTTATAAGTAACTTTTTGAGTCTTGGGGTCATAATGGACATATTCCGCAAGTAACGACTTGCCTGTTGGGAGACCCGTAACTTTTACCCCTTGCATTAGGTTTGTAATATCTTTCCCGTTTTTTACATCGGGGTACTCTCTAAGGTCTATCTTTTCAGGTTCTTTTGTACTGTTGATATTTGTAATGTTCTTTATTTGTGCAGGTTTGTTTTCTTGCAGTACATTACTTTCCACCCTTGCCTTTTGCTTCAACATATCATACATTAATGCCCTTCCTAAATTCCTTGCTTGGGGGCTATCTAATGCTATTGGTTGCCCTGATTCATCCTCATATTTACCGGAACGGATAGCATTATTTACCAATGCTTCAACCCTATGTTTTACTGCGGGATTGCTTTCTATAATGCTATTAAAAGTTCCTTCTTCCAAAAGTCTTACGGGGGCTTTTACGGGCTTACCTTTTTCATCAACAAAATCACCTACAATAATTTCCCCTGCATCCGTAGCCTTATCATATTTGGGGACAAACTTAGTTTCTCCTTCTTCATCATCCTGAACAAAGATATTTGGCATATCTACCATTGCATCACTTTTCTGATAGCCCCCTCTTGAATTATAGTGCTTTACCCTTACTGTTGATTTTGATCTTGGCAACTCTTTTACTAATTCATCAATAGCTTCGCCATTAGTTATTTCTGCACCATACTTATCAAAAATATTACTAAGCGGGTTTACTAAGTTATAAGGGTCAACCTTGTCAATGTCTTGCCCCTCGAATAATTCCTTATCTAAAAGATCAGACAACGTTTCAGTATTGTACCCTTTTTTCTTCCCTAAAGAAGTAAGTAGTTGCTTTTTGTTTTCTGAATATACTTTTGCTTTTTGTTGGTAATCGTTTGCTTTATTTATAAGGGGGGATATGGCTGTTAGTATTTCAGACTCCCCCGACCCCTTCCCCGCTAATTCATACGCTTGTGATAATGCTTGCCCTAAATATTCATTCATTTTAGGGTCGTAGTATGTACCCGTATATCTGTCTTTCGGGTCAAGGTAGTTGGTAAAAAAACGCATAGATGCAGCCGTTTTGCCACGCTTAACCTCATCGTCTTTTCTTTCCTGTTCTGCCCGAACAAGCTGACGTTGCTTTTGGGTATCCAACGTTTCCCCAACCCTGTTAAGCTGTTCAAAATCCTGCTCCGGTGTTACAAACCTTGATACATCTACTGCCATTATTTACTTTTTAACTGCCTATCAATGAAGATAAAAGCGTTACCGCTTCTGAAAGCGTTGATGGTGTTTGGTTATTTACCCTGATACTTGAATAAAGTTCTGTATAAGAACTCCCGCCTAAATAAATAGTAACGGTATCGTTATTAGTATTGGGTTCAACCCTTGATTGAACTGAATAAAAGGTTCTTGGTAAACCGCTATCAGTTGCTACACGGATAACACCAGAAACTTTTGAGAAATATAATGCCATATTTTCTTGTTTAAAAAATTAAAATATTATTGAGGTCTTCTAATTGTAGTTCTTGGCAACCCGCCTGTCATACCGGAAGAAATGCCATAGCTATCTAATCCATTTGTAACACTTCGGTTTGTCTCTCCAAACTGTCCGTCAAAAGCCCCGCTTGCAGCCATGTTCGCAACAGTAAACCCAAAGTTTGAAATATCGCCCCATGTGTTTTGCCTGTTTTGCTGAATAGCCCCCTGAATAGCCATCTTGTCATTAAACCTTCTTATGCTGTCATTGTAGGTGTTACCTTCAACTCTTGTGGCTTCATTCATTACCCCTTGTTGTGCGTTTTGCTGCATCCCTAATCTTCGGTAATAGTCTTGGGCTTCATTCATCCCTAAGTTTGCAAACGATTGGTTTGTTTGCCCCCCAATACCTGCGGCAACGGCTAAAGCCTGACTTGCATCAGTAGCGTTTCTATTTAACTCCCCTAATTGATTAGCTTGGTTGGTATAAATATTCCTTTCTGCTTGCACTGCACCGGGCATCCTTGCATTTAATAATGTATTAGCTAACCCTAATCTTTGATTAGCCATCTGCATAACTCTTGGGTCTGCGGAATATACGGGGTTTTCTTTACCTAATTTTCTCAACTCCCGGTTGGCTTTACCCCTCCCAATCATTTTACCTACCGAACCGATAGCACCTACGGCTAACCCCGCTATTAATGGAAATGGCATATTCTATTAAATTTTTATTCTGTGTGTCCTAATGAGTTTATATAATTCAGTGTCGCAAATCTTAGTTGAACTGGTTGGGTTGATATACTAAACTGTAATAATACTCTTAGTGCATTTGTCCTCATTTTTTCAGCCGTAAGAAGCCCGTCTGTATTATATCCTATTGCTGTCGGTACTAACTTATTCCTATACAAAGAAGTATAATACATCCCTTCGTAATTGGTATAATCGTAGTCCATTAAATCACTTGCCTGAACATACGGGCTTTCACTTCTAAAATAAGTAAATGATGGTATCAGGTTAGCTTCTACTTTAATCGTATTATAAGATTTTGGTATATTGCCTTGTTGGTTAAATATAGCCATCACCTTAGAAGCATACTTCACCTCGTCATCATAAAACCTGTTGTAATTTGTTGTCTGATTGTGCAAATATAACTGCCCGTTTTTAAACGAGTACAGATTGCTACCCAAAGTTACGAAACCTTCAGGATTAAAAGAATAGCTGCCCATCCAGAAGTTCGGGTTGGTAGAAAGTTTGTAAACTACCGTCTTCCCCAACCCATCCCAAATATCAAACGGGTACACTATGCTTGGATAGTCCGGCAGGTATCCCTTTGGCGGGTCGCTTAATAATTTTGGGATGGAAATTAAAAGCTCATCATGGTACGGGTCAACGGTAGTAAATATAAACGGCCTTCCCCCCAACGCTTCAATTTCGGCTGCTGTCATGCTTCTGAATTGGTCGCAAAACAGTTTCCAAAACCTTGTCATTTTATAGTTCGATATGGGGTACAGCCCGTTTGAACTATACTGCACCACCCTCCCATTAGCTACGTCAACCCAATATACGTTACCCCTATATTCTGTTACTGATTCGGGGTTTAGTGTACCAAAATTACCCTTCAGTATATTTACCGTTCCAATTACATTGGGGGATGAAGCAAGGAAAGCATTTTGGTCAGAACCCAATACCTGCACCTCCCCTAAGTATAAAGAGGCTGTTTCATCTTCCCCGATAGCTAACATTATATTACCCTGCTGCTGCACCTTTGAGGTCTGTTGTAGCTTTTTTAAAGCCCCCATATCCAACGGCAGCAACTTTTCATCTAAGGCATCAAAAGTACTTAACCCATTAACACTTGTCCCCTGAATAAGCGTGTTACTCCATTTTACAGAAGTGCTTTTTTGAACCTGCCCTAATGATGTGACTATATTAGCTTCCCCGTATATTCTAAACCAATCCTGCCACTTGTTATCATTGGGTGACATACTTTCTGTAAAATAGGTGGCCGGGAATACGGGTGTTACCCTTGACACAAAAAATACATCCCCTTCTAAATCCCCCGATAAAGTAGAATATTGTCTGCTATCTGTACCCGGAGCAAGCACCTGAAAACAAGCAGGTGTAGTATAAAAAAGTTCGTTGCCTGATTGAAAGTAAGGTGTGTAATATTCAACAAACAACCCTGATATGGCATTAGCCTCCCCTAAGTTGTAAGGTACGCATATAATATAATCAGCGTCTTGGGTTATAACTTCAAGGTCTGTGGGGGCTGCGGATAATCCATCGGTATAAAATCTTACTTTGTCCCCTTGTGTAAAGCTAACACCCTGCCCCGCCCCTTGTGAAGATAAGTATGCAGTACCAAAAGCGATACCAAACACCTGTGCTGAATAAGTGTTGATGTATGTAAATGTACCGTCTAAGTTTTTTACAACATACTTTATAGAATTGGGAAGCCACTGAACAAAATATCGTGTCCTTAAATTTTTTGTTATAAGTATGTCGTAATAGTAAGCCCAATCAGGTATCTCATTTATAGCATTGGTATTTGAAAGAGCAAACTGAATGTACTGCACAAATGAGTTGGTATTGTAATCCCCCCTGTCAGGGATAGTAACAATTAAACCATCATTAGTCAAAACCCCGCAAGCCCTTTTTTCATTATCCCTAAACCTTATGCCTACCTGATAAGTACTGTAACTTTTAAATATTTCTGTCCCGGTGCTGACGGAAGCCCCCGCAGAAGGGGCTGCTGTTAAAGACGTTTCTGTTGGGGTGTCATATCCAAGTGTGTTATTCCCAAGAAACAGCCTGTTTAATCCTGTTTCAAGAGTTTCAGAAACAAGTGGTACTGAATCTGACGGCTTTACTGAATCCTCTGAACTTACAGGAACTCCTATTTTATCATTGTAGAAAGTAAAACTTAATGTACCCCCCGCATTATAAGCCGCTATCTCTGCTGCCTCTGCGGTATTATCTTTATTCCACTCTTTTATTACAAAGTATTGTGGGTTGTTATTATACCTTACTAAATACTGAACTATCTGTACGTCTTGGTCTATATACTCCCCTGAAAGTGCGGGAGTATTTATTTCCATGCTTACCGAATCGGTAGTATCAGAAATAGCCCCTGACGGGTTTACGATATTCAGCCGATAGTTAAACATATCGGACGGTGGACCAATTACGCTAACTTCCCCGTCCCTATATACATACCTTATAGCAAACTGCCCTGCAAACAGTTTCATAAAATTAGGTCTGCCCCCTTCTGTTAAAGGATTAAGGGCTAACACCCTTCCGGGTGGCCTTCTTATTAATTTTATTACTGCCTGATTTAACGGGGCTGTATATGCGGCTTCGTCTGTAACGTAAGACGGATTATTTAATTTAAGGGCTGCTTCTACATTTATCCTTCGTGGTTCATTAAGTCCATCTGTCCAATATAATAAATTACCTACAACCTTTGCGGAATGTATTGGGTAGTCTTTGCTAAAAGAAAGTCCCCCTGTTACCTGTGTAGAAAGTAGTACAGTATAAGTAGTGTCATCGTCAACATCGTAACACATTATCTTATGGTCAGGGGTGTACTTGTTGTAAAGAAAATAAAACAAACGATTATTGTGGGTGTCAACCGCAGAACCTATCTGTATAAATGTTACGGAAGGCTGTATCTCTGATTTAAGAAGCGTCCCCCCTATGCTTTCCATTACACCCGTAACACCCTTGTCGGTAGAACCGACCCTGATATTTTCAGCATTTACCCATTGGTTTAACCCTATGGCAATATCAACATCATCGGCATTTAAGCCGCCATCTTGTGATGCAAAATATTTCTTTTCTGATAACTGCTGCATTTACGGTGGTAATACTTCTTTATAAAATATACTTTTTTCTTCTACTAATGAATACTGAACCCCATCATAGGTTACTAATATTTCACCAACAGTTGTAAACATCACATTATCCCCAACGGCATACTGTTCGCATAAGTCATTAGTCAACACCACTTCCCCAAAATTTAAAGAAGACCCGCTTGGGTATCCTCCTAAACCGCTTGACCCCGATTCTATTAAAATAAAGGGCTTCTGTAATATTAAATCCGGTGCTGGCATTTTATCTTATACTAAAATAGTAATCACAACTTCCTGAAACAATAACCAAAATCTGATACCCCGAAATAAGCCTCACCACAACATCACTTGACTGACTTGATGCGGTTGCTATGCTACCACTCCAAACATATACAGGTGAACCTCCGTCCGGTATAACTACAATGCTTGCGGTTACTGCTCCCCCTGTTTTGTTAGTCAAGCTCCATGAGATTATATCGCTTGATATGTTATAAGCTACGCTTGCAATAGACCCGCTTGTATTACCACTAAATACTGGCATATTTTATGACTTTGGCGCACCTGTATATGAGTTACGAATAATGTTCAATATATCGGTTTTGGTAAGGTCATCTAATCTACCCCTCAACAATCTTTTTTCGTTGTAAAAAGTGGCTGCTTCATAACTGTCTTTTATAGCAGCATTAGGGCTACGCTTCCAATCACACCACGCCTGAATAGCTTGCTGTGCCATCGTTTCCACTTGGGTTGCGTTATCTGCCCTCTGCCCATCTGATATATACAATAAAACAATATTGCTATTTTTGAAATTATCGGTTAGTTCTATCTGCCTTCTTTTTTTGAGTAATTTATACCCCTGTGCTGTACCACCGCTTGAACCAAAAAGCCTTCCGGTTGGCTCACCATAGCTATTTACATTCCAGTACCAATTCCATATACCGGGGAAGGCGGCGAAATCTTGGCTACCATCACTTTGAGTAGTGGTATAGGGTGTGAACTCCCCCGTTAAGTTTTCATGTATTCTTATAGGGTTTATCCTGTCCTGCTTTGGTATCTGACTTATAGAATCACCTACCGCCACACAAACCGCTAAATCATCCACAAAGTCTTGCGGTAAATCAACCGATCCATAAGAACTTACAGGAAGCCTTACTGAATTAATAATTTTCAGGGTGTCAAAAGACAATTCCCTTATGGCTGAAGAAGAATGAACAAGTATCTCCAAATACCAATGAATAGGCAACCCCTTTTCTAAAAGGTATCTGCGGGTTATGGTATCAAGGGTGCTAAAAATCATAATTATTCAGGCTGTCTTTGGTCATTTATCGGTACTCTTAATAACTCATTGGTTGTACTATCAACTGTTTTATCAGGGATTGGCTGGGTGCTATACACTGAATACACCTCTTTTATTATGTTCCACTCCCATTCAGGCGGTATCGGCAGCATGGTATAATCGTCATACTTATCCATATCCATAACAACCAACCTCATATCTACCGTTGCTGTCGCTTCCCCTTCTGTCAAATCTTTATTAAACCTTATCGTTTCTCCCAAACACTCATATCCTACCTGACCTAACAATGTGTTTATCATCGGCTGCGACCTCACCATATTATTTTGCCCCATTTGCATAGGGATAAACTCTTGTTCCGGCTTACCGCTTGGATATATAGACCAAAAGCCCATGTTTCTTGGCAAGGATAGCGGCTTTACAGGGATAGTGCATTTGCTTGACCCTGTTCCATCTTTTGTAACCGACACCCCCTCATACAGCCCTAAAACAGCTCCGTTGGGTATCATCTCACCCATAGGTACATTCCTGTCAAAATAATCAGTTTTGAGCATTGAATTAACCACCTGCCCTACTGAAATAATAATTTCATTTATGGAAATACTTGAAGCCGCTTTGGGGTCACCCCCTTCTAACAAGTTAAAAACCTGTTCCGCAAGTCTATATCGTGTTAATACAGCCATTATAATCTATTGACACCCTGCCAGTTCTCTTGGGTTTTTATTTGAGAAAAATTCTGTACTTCTTGGGATGAAAGGTTTATCCCCAACGATTGCAACCCTTTTAATAATATAGGGATATGTTCTGTTTCCCTCCACTCTAATTGAGTAGAAGTATTGGGGTCGTAAACAATAACCCTACCTGAAACAACAGAATACCCATAAACAGGCTTTACAGGCCGTCTTAGGTATGTTACATTGCCATTATATGTCCCAATAGGGTAAAGCCTGAAAGTCCTCAATCCTATCTGCTCGCCTATCGGGGATGTAGTTGTTACGGGGTCTATTTGGGAGTTCAACCTGTTAGCCCTCTCATCTTCGTTAATAAGTTTTATAGGGGCATACACTGTCCTGTTGCTTATTAAAAAGTATATCTGAATATCAAGAAGGTCAAGATATTCGGTATCGGGTACAATTATATTTCCTGAAACTTGTGTAGTGAAATTGTAATACTCCCGGAAAGGGGAAAGGGCATCTTTTACCCATTGAGAAACGGCATACTTTGGCTTTAAATCCCGGTACATAGCCATCTGCCCTGCATCAATAACATTGACAGACTCCTGAACCGTAAACCACGACCCGGTTTTTTTGTTTATCCAAAATTGTATAAAATCAACCGCTTCTGATATGTTCACAGGGATAACAGATTTTAACCAAAATTACAAAAAAATAATCAATTCTAAACGGCTTTCCTTATGCCCAACACATCCCGTTCCCTCAATATTCCAAAAGGCTTACCGTTTATTTGATATAGTTGAAGTTTGTTTGGGTTGTAAAAAACCGTGTCACCCTGAATATACTCTTTACCTTTTTGCACTTGCGACACGGTTGCTTCATAGGCTGAAATGCTCCTTTTAGTTTTGGCATCCAGAATTATCTTTGGGGGTGTTTGCATTTCTGTAACCATAACATACCCGTTCTGCATCCTTATCTTATTATCTCTTATGGTTGCAAATATGTGGGTTACGTCTGCCACAAAATACTCCCGACCTTTATACCACACACAATTTTTATATATCGGGTCAGCTTCCGGGTCAAGTTGTGCAAAGTCGTAAATAACCATGTGGGAAAAAATGGCTTTATCCCCCGGAAGCATATCTGCCGCAGAAAACCCCTTATACTCTCTTTTATCACTTATAGCTTTTGGGGTGGACACAACTGTACCCATAATGTTCACATAGTCGGCAGCTTCTATGGAAGAATTGTTTTGGATAGCTGCCATTTTAAGGACAGATGAAAAGTTGCGTACATACTTAGTATCTACTACAACTACTACTTTGTCAAGGGGTGGTTTAAACATTTATTTTAAATTTTTTATATCTTTCGGGTTGCTTTAAAATCCTATTAACTAAATACCAAACGGCCATTTCATCATACACCGATTGGGTTTCATGTGAAACATTTTTATAGCTTGGTATCATATTACCCCGTATCGTTCCTGCATAACAAACCCACAAATTATACCCTGCTATGGGCGATTGCCATGTCCCCTGCTTGGGATATTCAAGGATGACCCCTACATAATGAGGAAACTGTTTTTGAAGTATGTAATAGCTTAGTTTTCCATTAACATCTTCTTCCCTGTAAGTGATAAAATTATTCAATACTACCATATATATCCTCTTTTGACAAAACAGCGTTATAATTACATATACACTTATTGTTAGCCGAAAACCCTGCCCTTTGTAATGCGGGGAACGGGTAACAAAAGACGTAATCACCCCGCAGTTCATTCATTACTGTGTCAATGTGGCTTTCATCGGGTACGGATAAAAACGAGTCGTAAAACTTTGATGAAATGGAGTAAAGATGAAAGCCACATATTTGCTTTGGCGGTTTTTCTGGTATATATGTTGCTGCTAAATAAATGTCGTAATCAGTTGGTTTTGGTTTATTCTTTAAAAAATACTCCCACCCATCACTTGCGGGGAAATATAAATCATCTTCAGCTATAAAAACTTCTTCTAACTTCTTTTCTTTTGCATCCCTTACAATCATTTTATGGCTTGCATTTATAGAAGACACTATATCGTCATATATAATACAAGGCCATATCTCAAACTCATCTACCCCCTGTCTTTCAAGTTCGTTCATTAAGGGGTGATATTTCTCATGCCTACGGGCATCGTAAATAATATTCAGTTTAGGCATCTTTTTTTATTTCGTCTTGTGGGTCAAACCTTTCAGTAGCCCCACCAAATATTATAGTCCCCGGTATGCAAATGAATTTATGGTAGGTATTTTTAGGGACGTTTATTACATAGGGGGCATCAATGTTATACTTAACCTTATCCCCCAAAACAAGTTCCTTAATATGCCCCACTGCCAAAAAAAACACTTCGTCTTTCTTTAAATGAAGGTGGTCGCCTATGGCTATTGATTCGTCCACATATACTACTTTAAGGCTTTTAAAGTTACCATTCGCCCAATCGTATATTGTACGTCTTTTGTCTTTATGTATCATTGCTCTTTATTTTCACTACATTCAAAATCATAAAAAATATCCATAGCACATATCTTTGAATCTACAAACTTATTAAAAAGGTCTTGGTTATTTCTTAAAAACCACAAAAGGCTAACACACCTATCTTTTGTCATTTCATCTATCAACTCCTTAATAACTTCTAATTGCTCATTGTTTTGTGTATTATTTTCCATATTAAATAATTTTTAATTTATCCATTTCGGCCTGAACCATAATACCAACCAATTCGTTAAACTTTACTTTTGGGGTAAACCCTAATACTTCTTTACTTTTAGTCGCATCCCCCAATAATAAATCCACTTCTGCTGGCCTCATAAGATTGGGGTCAAACTCTACATAATCTCTCCAATTATCAATACCCACATATTTAAAAGCAAGTTCTACAAACTCTTGTACTGAATGAGTTTCCCCGGTAGCAATAATAAAATCATCGGGGGTATGGTGTTGCATAATATTCCATATCCACTCCACATATTCTTTTGCATACCCGAAATCTCTTTTTGCTTCAAGATTTCCCAAAACCACTTTTTCTCTTAGCCCGTTTTTTATTTCTGCAACAGCCTTCGCCACTTTTCTTGTCAAAAACTCCTGACCCCTTCGTGGCCCTTCGTGGTTAAATAAAAAACCACAATATATTTTCATATCATAGCTTTCCCTGTAAACTCTTGCCATATAATAAGCTGCTGCCTTACTTACCCCGTATGGGCTTCTTGGATAAAATGGTGTCTTTTCTGTTTGTGGCGTTTCCTGAACCTTCCCGAACATTTCAGAAGAACAGGCTTGGTATATCTTACAATCTAAACTAAGGCTTCTTACAGCCTCTATTATCCTCACAAGCCCCATACAGTTAATATCCATAGTCATTACAGGAACATCGTATGACCACCTTACCTGCGACATCCCGGCTAAGTTATATATTTCATCGGGCATACATTTTTTTATGGCGGTTCTTATACTCCCACCGTCAGACATATCCCCCGGATGTAATATTATATCATTAATCAAATGCTTAATATTGTCATGCAAAGGGTTTGAGGTTCTTCTTATCAGCCCATGAACTTCATACCCCTTTTCAATTAAAAATTCAGCTAAATGGCTTCCGTCCATCCCATTTATTCCAGTAAGAAATGCTACTTTACCCATTCTTCAATATTTACAAAGTTAGAAACTGCTGTTGTATGTGGCTTACCTTTTGGTTGGTAATCTAATCTGTATTTAAAACTATTCAACACCTCACTCATGCCATACACATATTCTGCACCGGGTTCTGTATCGTGGATAATAATAACTTCCGAATCCTTATTTATATCAATAAGGTTTTTTCTACCTTCCCCCGGAGCTGAATCAATAAAAGTAATTGATTTTGGCAATGCCGTTGTGTTATATTCTTCTAAAATAAAAATGCCGTGATTTTTAAAAATGTGAGAATTAGGGCGTACCCCGTTACTATACTCATCTGTAATATACTTGCTTGCCCATTGCTTATTAGTTTCAAAGCTATAATACTCTTTACCAAGTGGATTAATAAGTGTGTACCATTTTTTAAGAAGTGGCGTACTGCCTTCCCCCATACCATACTCAAAAAAACAATCATGTGGGATGCTATTAATAGCTAAAAAGAGCATTGGCCTATGGCTATCCCAATCATTCGTACTTTCCCATTCTTCAGGACAGTTAATATGTTCTATTTGTTTACTCATTTAGTGAAAAATATTGCGGTTTTCCACTCATTGCCCTCATGGTGTTTATGGTCTAATTGTGAAAATATTTCTCTTTTGTATGGGGTCAACAACGTTTCTGCGGCAGGACAAATAAACACATAATCCTGCATATAATTATCAACTATAAGAACTTCCGGTTTATACTCCACCGCCTTAACAATACATTCGTAACGGTAAGCGTCATCAACTATTATAACATCAAACTTTTTATCATTGGGTATCTCACAATAATATTCATCTTGCCCACTACAATCATCACAGGGTCTTACAATATATTCAACGTCCTCCCCTTTACACCACTCCCCCCTTCTTTCAATAACTGTCAAACTTTTACACCTTTTACCCAACCAAGAATCGCCTAACCCCGCACCATACATAAGCACATTTTTTTCACTCCAATCTTGTGTCTTTATCCAATCCAAAGCCCCGTGTGTAAACCAACACTCTACCAACCCGTTTTCAGGGTCTACTCTTTGACCAAAAGACAACTCTTGTGTGTTCATACTAATTTCTTGTATTGTTCTTGAAACTTTTTCATCCAACTTAAATCATCGTTAGGGAATTTTAATTGGAATAGCTGATAAACCTTATTAAAGTTTTCATCATCTGTAAGTGGTCTTGGGAGGTGTGCATCAATGATATTGTACGGGTTAAAATGCCACCCATCCCTGTCAGCCCTTTGTTGTGCAAATTGGTTTGTTCCGTTTGACCTTTTGTGGGATACTACATCATACCCGCTTTCTTTTATTTTTTTCTTGGCATACCATTGGTCATAACACCATTGTTCACCTCTTATATTTAATCCCTGAATAGGGTTTATTAGTTCTTCCAAATGCTCTTGGTATGTCCGGTCTATTTCAAAAACCTCTTTCCACTTACATACGGGCATACTTATAAAACACATCGGGTATTGGTCATCGGGAGTTAAATCATCCCCTACCACATGAATATATTCATCGTTTAGCTGATAATAATAATCGGTAAACACTGCAAGGTCTGAATCCCCTGTAACCAAAACCTCTTTATCATCATTAACTACTGACGCTGCAAAAAGCCTTGACACCTGACTAAATGTTGGTATCCTTTTTTCTTCAGCTTCAAACTCATAAAAAAATGCTTTCCCAAAGCAATACTTTTTTGCAAGTTGTATTTTGGGGTTATCCCCTGTGGGGCAAAAGACAATGCTTTTTATTCCCAACTTAGCCCAACTATACACCACAAAAGGTAGGGGCATTGCATACAAATCATTTTCGGTACAAGATAAAACTGATGTCATAAGTTAAAGTCCTCCTATAAAAAAGTAACATTTATCCGGGTTATATCCGGGTTTACCATTATTATAATAAGCAACATAGTCTTCGTAAAGAAAACTTACGTCTGCTTTATACAAAGCCATTGAAAAAGCTGATTGGTCTTGCCGTCCGAATAAAAATCTTGGGTCAGCACTTTCAGACATATTATGCCACCTTGAATTTCTAAACAGCCCCCTATTACAAAAGTCTTCCCAATATTCAAATACTTTTTTAGCATCAGGGTTGTCAATATGTAGCCCAACTATTCCGGTAGCTGTTTCAGGTATTGTTTCTGCAAAATCACGCCCTATTCCAACATCGTCTAATAAATTATCGGGGCAGGTGTTGGCACAGTTATAACCACTTCTAAAAGCAAACACCCCGTTTTCAATTATAATATCAAATAATGGCATCGGGTGTTTAATACACCAAAAAGAACAATCAAGCCACACAACTGTTTTATACCCCCTTCTAAAAGCCTCTTTAAAAGCATATACCTTAAAAGCGTATGGGTTTTCTTCATGTGGAAGGGAATAAGGCGGATATTCATTTCTCCAAAATATCATATCCCCTGCATAGCCATGATGAATAAGGCTTCTTTCCATACGGTCTATTCCGGCAGGATACCAACCGCCAACACCACAAGATATTATACAAGGTTTGTTAGAAATTAAATCCATATCTTTCTTCAAATGTTTGGTTGTGTTCGTGGATATAATAGTAAAGCTGTTTCGGGATATGTACTTCTGTTTTCAGGTGTGGCTTTAATGCTCTTGACCACGCATGGTCTTCGCCAAACCTGATGTATTCAAAGGGTACGGATTGTGCTATGTTGGTTTTTACTACGTTTTTATAAAACGGGGTTCGGTGAAAGTGGAAGCCGTCTGACAATAACCTGCTACCATCCCCTTCCCAATCATCATACCTTAAACTGTGGTTTGCACAATATAGTTGACCGTTCATTTGACAGCGTTCTTCAAAGGTTACACAGTCAACATCGGGGTTTTCTTTTATGGCCTTTAGGATTAACTCTATTGCGTCGTCAGATATATCATCATCATCATCCACCTGCCAACTAAATAAGCCGTTTGATTGTTTGTATAATTTCTCTCTCTTTTCCCCAATAGTAATTTCTTTGTTATCTTTTTCTATGGTTACTTCTACCGATAAGTGTGTATTTGCCATTATTTTTTCAACTAATCTTGCACATTCTTCTTCCCTTCCAACAATAGTTGGTATTAATATAGAAAGTATAATATTACTCATAACCCAAAGTTTATGGCTTTTCTTTTATTAAATGTTTCTTGGTCAACCGTCCACCCTATTTCTTGTTGCTTAATAAACATTTCATCTTTTTGTTCACTGTAATGACCATACGCTGGGTTTCGGTGTTCAAATATGATATAGGGGATATAAACATATTTACCCAACTGCTTTGCGACTTCCATCTGCTCGTTATCGCAAAAAAGGCTGACATAATCGGGGTGATAGATATACCCAAACCTTTCGTAATACTTTTTACCGCAAATTGTAAGGACACATAATGCAGCCATGCTATCTTTTTCGGGGAAGTGTAAATACCCGTCTGTGTCGGGGAAATTTTGCTGCATTTCAAGCCTAATCATCTCATCAAACCCATACACAGTAAACAACATATCATCCGAGAAATTAACCAATATATCCCACTTTTGGCAAACCATCCCCCTGTTTATCGCATCAACTTTCGACTTTGATGTTCCAAAAATAATAGAGATATTTTCATACTGCCCAACCCTATTGATTACTTTAGCATTATTCATTGTGGGGTCATCCTCATCTAATGTGCAGGATATATGATAGGCGTAGGGGACAGCTAAATTATTAACAATGCTGTCCAAAGCCCTGAAAAACCTTTCTGGTCTCCCTCTTGATGGGAGTTTAAATAAAATAGTGGATTTTTTTTCGGACATCAATCAGGCTGTTTTTATTCCCCAAATTTCTCCAAGATGAGTTTCTGCATCTAACCACAAATAGGGCTGTCCATTAAAAACCTGACCAGTTCCTTTCCTTGCGGCATACAAAATTACATCTCCTACGGAATATAACCCATTTAATTTTTCAGAAACAGCCACCACTTCCCCTTCTAAAAGTTCAGCGTTGGCAGAAGCGGCTACAATTATACCGCTTGCAAGTTCTTCTTCTTTTTTAGGGAGTGGGTGTACTATCAGTTTTGAACCTACTGGCTTAACCGGTACTTGGTGATTACTCATACTTAATAATTATTATTTAATTTATCAATTTTGGACTGCAATTCACTTGCTTTTTCTTCCACTATTTTTTGTTCTGCTTCCAATGATTTTTGGACAAATTCTTTTACCTTTTGAAAAGCAATGTAAAGTTCATTGGGGGTTAGTTTTCCCAATTCGCTAAATATCTTCTGTTCATTATAGTTTGCCATTATTTTTTAACTTTAGTGGTGTCAAGTAATTGTTTTAGTAATTGAGGGTATGAAAAGTTTTGCAAACTATCCAAAGAGTTTAAAACAAAAACTACCTGTTGGTGGGGTAGATTACTTTGGTTCACTATCTCTTTTATTTGGGCAAAGTTTTTAAAGTGGTATGCCCACTGTTCTTCTGATGCAGTTACGGTCAGGGGTTTCCCATATTGATAACCGAAAGCTAAAGACGCTACTACAAAAAGTGCAAGGATTGTTTTTTTCATATTTTTATTTTATTTAAACGGTTCATTATTTTCAATGTATCTTAATACACTTTCCGGGAAATGCCTTTTATCTTCTTCTGACAAATCGGGATATATCATAACCAATCTGTCGTGTATGATAGGCCAACACCCCAACTTCTCCCTTTCTTCCCATGACATTGCATCAAACTTATGGTGGAAGTCCACGTTAAAAAACATTCTATTAAGCGGGTGAAGGGCTACGGATTTACAGGTTGCTTTTGGAAGAATATGACAAATGCTCATTATAGCATACTTGTATATTTTTGTTTCCATCTTCAACCCCGTTTCCTCACAATATTCAGGCATTACCCTTATCTGTTTTTTAAACCACTTAACCAATTCAGTTTCATCCCCACCCCTGTTACCCCTTTCTTCTTTTATCTCTTTGGCTTTTTTATCACTTACTTTTTTTATGGGTTTTTTTTCCTTTTTAGTTGGGAGAGGTGGTAATATACCAGCCTTTCGTAACATCCTTTCGTTTTGGTAACTCATAATTAAATTTTATTCAAAAACCACATTCTTGACTTTATTACTATTGCATTTTTAACTTTCTTTTCATCAAGGTTATTATTTACAATAGTGTCATTTTCTTCTTTCAAAACATCCCTAACAATCCAACCTAAAAACTGTCCAGTATTTTTGGAATCAATATCAATATTGTTTTCTTTAAAGAAAGTAATGCCTTGTTCAAGTCTATTTTCAGTTACAACAGAATCTACAAATTCATTAATAGAGTTCATAACTTCCGTATCAACAGGATTTAGTTTTTTCACTTTGGTAACGCTATGTTTTTCACCTTTTGATTTAAACTTCAAATCTTGGTCAATTTCGGCAGTAAAAACAATTCCTTCACCTACGCCTTCTTTACCAAAGAATTTACCAACAGGGCAACATTCTTCTACTGCAATAGTCATTTCAATAATTTTGTTTTGCACAACTTCTGGGCTATTGAAATCTATCTCAACTTCATAAGTAGGGAATTGTAAAATATTGTAAATACTATTTTGGTTGTCATGCAGATGTAATGGCAGCTCAACCCATTTATCATCAGTCTTTACACCAAAAATGACAAACATTTTTGGCAATCCGTTTATAGCCACCCCTTTTTGAATGTTACCGCCACACCACTCACCATACACTGCACAATATTCATTAAATTGAGTATTGTTAAATAGAAAAGATAAATCAACTTTCATCATTTCAGCCATAAAGTTTGCATTATCTTCTTCAAGCGACAATATTCTTTCTCTACTTTGAAACTCTATTCTACCATCTGAATATTTCACAATACCAGCATTTGTTCCATGAAGTTTTATAGTCCCCTTAAATTTTAAGATAGGGTAGTTTTCTGTATGTTTGTAAATTACTTTACCCTCATCATCCTTCCCCTTATAATCATGTCTTGCTCTTACTTCTTTAATTACGTTTCTAAATTGTTCAATGCTTAAATACTTTTTCATTTATCAATTTTTAAATTTAAGGCTTCAATCAAATCTTCCACCAAAGGGTTTTCATTTACCATAGCGGTTAGTTCTATGTTTACCTTGAATATCTTTTGGGCTGTTTTTATGGGTATCTCCCCCTGCACCCCTGTCCTCATGTTTTTATATTGGTTATTACCATAGTAACAATAAGGGTCATTGTTTTGAATATTTCTTACTACTGCTATGCTTTTTTTCTCCATTGTATAGGTCTATGTACTTTATCTTTTAAAATAAACCATAACTTTTCACCATAAAAATCGGTGGTTTCATTGGAGATACGGAATGTCTTATTATTATTAAGACCTAAGTGAGAAAGCAGCTTTATTACAAGGGGTCTGCAACAAACCTGTAACCGTACACCACTTTTTAATTCTGCTGCTTGTCTCAAAGATAAACCATTTTTTGACTTGCCAAAAAAAATTATTTCTTTATCTTTTAGGTCTGTATAAAAAGATATTTTATCTTCTTTTTTTAGCCCCAATAACTTCACCGCTTCACAGCTAAATTCTATTCTTGACTTAGCTATTCTTATGCAGGGGGGCTTCCCTCTTTTATTATAAACAGTTTCTTCGTTATATACGTGTATTGTTTCAGGTAGGTTCATAAAATTAAAATGGGCTGTCTGTTTTATCATTTGTTTCATAGTGGTTTGTTACAGGGATAAAACCATTAGGTACTACCCTTTCTACAAACTTCATCTTTGGCGGGTCAAAATGTAGCGGCACTATAAAATTACTTCTGCCGTTTCTCCATTTCCTGATAACTAAGTCGGCTTGCGTTTCTGTTGAGCCACCATTTTCATCTACCTCAATCCCTGACATAAAATCCCGGTGAAGGAACATAACAACGTCTGCATCTTGTTCAATAGCCCCTGATTCCCGCAGGTCACTTAGTTGGGGGTATCTGTCATCACCTTTTCTTTTGGTTACTTCCCGGTTAAGCTGACAAAGAAGTACTACGGGGATATTTAATTCTTTTGCCATTATCTTACACCCCCTGCTCATTTCAGCTATCTCATTTTCCCGGTTTTTATTGTAGCTACCCCCAATAGCACTTACAAGTTGCAGGTAGTCTATAAACAGGCAGTCTAAACCATGTAATGCTTTTAATTTTTCAGCTTTTGCCCTTATTTCAGGGATATTAACTTTTGTCTTATCTGAAACATATATAGGGAGTGTTGAAGTGGATTGGGCTATCCTTTCGTATAACCTATGGGCATCTTCCATATCCCTATAAAGACCCCTGTAAACAATATTAAAATCTGTGTTAGTATCGTAGGAGGCTAACCTTGCTGCTATTTCTGTATTACCCATTTCAAGAGATATAAACCCAACAGTCTTGTTTTGTTTAGCCATCTCAATAGCTATACCCCCAGCAAATGCCGATTTACCCACAGAGGGTCTTGCCCCCATCACCACAAGCTGCCCATTTTGTAATCCACCATTTTCTTTATCAAGACTTTGTATGCCTGTTTTCAAGCCAATACCCCCTGTTATCTTCATTTGTTCCTGATGCCTGTATAAGTCAACCATAAGCTGTGTCATATCCACCCAATCATGTTCTGCCGCCTTTGTTTGAAGGGATTGCAGCCTTTCCTGAATAGTTCTAACTTGTTGTGGAACAGCACCTTCTAATTTACCAAGACCGCCATGTGTAAGGTTTATTATCTCCCTTTCCATCCATAACATCTTGATAATGTGGCAGTGGTACTCTAAGTTGGTATCATTTACCACATAGCTTTGTAGTTTTGAAACAAAATAGTCAGTAGAACATCCATCCAATTCAGATATACCCTTAACTCGTTTAATTTGGTCAATAAGAGTAAACAAGTCTATCGGGATGCCATTTTTGAACATTTCCGACATTGTTTCAAAAACTATCTGGTTTCCGGTGCTGTAAAAGTAGTTTTTCTCCAAAACTCCGTACACCCTGCCGTAAGACCCCGCCACAAGCGTACACAGCCCCAACACGGCACTTTCTATGTTGGGTGAGTAGTTTATATCCTTTTTTATTTCCATGCCGTAAATCGCTTTAAAATGCGTTATAAACGAGTTAGTTTAGGTGCTGCTGATTTCACTTCCTCTTGTTTTTGAGGTGTTTTTGGTTTTGATGCTGAAGCCATTGACTGCACAATTCGTTGAAACTCACGGTAAAAGTCAGAAATTGAACGGGTGGAATACCACTTGTCTGTTGTTGAAAATTGAACTATTTTGTCCCAAGAATCAAGAACATTCTGCAAATTTTCGTTTAAAACCGATTCTCTTGTCCAATTTTTTTGTTTTGCTATCAGGTAAGCAATTTGCAAGCAAGCCTGAAAGTCGGATTTTTCATCCACCGGATAGTACGGGTAATGTTTTTTAAAAACTTCAACCATTTTAGGATTTAGTAAAAATTTGTCAAAAACTATTTCCTGATTCTCTAATACAGTATTGTCTTTATCCTTGTCTTTATCCTTAACCCCTTCGGTGTCCCCATTTTGACCCCTTCTTGACCTCTCTTTGACCTCATTTAGACCCCTAATTGATAAAATGTTGATATTGTACTTATTATATAATTTATACACACTTTCGTGGACTCGGTTGTTCAAATTTAGAATATCGCCATATTGGTAAGCAAAAAAATCTTCCACAAACCAAACGGTTTCAGAAACAACCCTTACCCTACTCTTTTTAAGGTTAAAAAACTCCAAAGCAGCCTCGCTATCAATCTTAATGTTTAGTAGCCTGCAAAATAAGCTAAGGTTTACTTTAAAAAGCCCTGCGTGGTCGCAATTCGATAGCATATAGTACCAAAATAATTTGTACTCATTTGGCATATCTAAAAACCAATCTTCTCCCCAAATTTCTGTTGCGGTGAATCTTTTAGCCATTTTTTTTACTATTTTTTACAACACTGTTTAAAAGTTTTATTTGCTCCGAATCTCCTGTATGCCTGTACCTTAGTGCCTGAAATAAAGTCTTTTCAAGATTAGTAAAAGGTAAATGGCTAACAGAGTGACATTCTTCGCAAACAGTGTTCAATAAATAGTCGGGAGTGTCCCACGGGTTTTCGCCTATATAGTCTTCATGATGAACGTGTAGAGTAGATTCGCCATCCCCGCAATAAACGCATTTAAAATTGTCACGGCTTAGTACAATAAGCCGCTTTTTCTGCCACTTTGGATTTTTTAGTTTTTCAGCGTATGTCATAGAATTAAAAAAAAGTATGGCCCGCCAACAACGTTGCTAAACATCAATTTCGTAAAGAGAAGGATGCGTTGTCGGCAAGGCCAATATGGTTATGAAATGGTTAAAATCAATCATCAAAACTAATGTTTAGCGAACCAAATATACAAAAATAATTATTGCACTATTTTAGTCCGTAAAACTTTACTTACTGCTTTCAGTTCTTGTGGGGAGAACTTTCCGTTTTTCTTTCTCATGTGGAAGTCATAGGGGGATAGGTCTATTCCTTGTTCCCGTAACCTATCCATGATCCACCTATCAGTCCTTCCATCTTTTGCTTCATCAATTTGTTGCTTTACGCTTTTTACTAATGTTTTCATATAATTTGTTTTAAATTTTAGCGAAGGTAAATTTTATTTTGAGAAAACCAAAAATATATTTTGTTGTATGAAAATATGTTTTTAATATTGCGTTACCAAAAAATAAATTGACATGAAAATAACAAACGTAAAGTACTCCGCAAGCTATGAAATGGTATTACCTACCGGGCAATCTAAATGGGAAAAAATTGGGTTGGAAGGGGAGTTGGAAGAAACTGATACCCCCGAAGAAGGGCTGCTTAAATTAAAAACTATCGTTGAAAAATTCCATGAGGAACATAACGAAAACGTACAACCGGAAGTATATAAAACAGTAGTGCCGACAGGGAAGACTCCAATAAAGTTAAGACCCGATATTAACATCAGAAAAAAATATGCCGTTGCTGTAAGTGCTTCCGATATGGCAGAAGTTTCCAAACTTGAATTACTTTACGATTTCACATTAGCCTAAACATTTACCATGCTTAATAAAGATTCTATTTCAGGGATAGTAATGCACTCCGATGCGTGGTTTCAAAATAGATTAGGGAAGTTTACATCTTCAATGATACACACGCTTATGGGGAAAACTCCGTTTACCGATGGAGCTATGACATATATTATGGAACGTGTTGGGGAAGAATTATCGGGAGAGCCAGCAAAAAAAGAAGTTGACACTGACGCAACAAGGTGGGGTCTTCTTTATGAAAACGAGGCTATTAAAAAGTTTGGTCTTGAAATGGGTCTTGAATTTTTAATTGTTCAAAAATTAATTATTGTTCCAGAGACGAGGTTTAGCTCTACTCCTGACTTTCTTTTAGTAAGAAAAGATTATGGTAACTCTTATGATGTTAGTAGCGGGGAAGTAAAGTGTTTCCCAAGTTACGGCCATCATATTGAATGTGCTTTATGTGATACCCCTGAAAAACTTAAAAAGGCCGATTCAAAAGTATATTGGCAGATTATAGACCAAATGGATAATTGTGATTGCCTTACTGGTTATGGAGTTTTTTACCACCCATTTATGAGAGTAGGTGGTTTTAGGGTTATAGAGTTTAAAAAAATAAACTTATTACAAGATTTTAAATTGTTGAAAGAAAGAAAAAAATTAGCCGTAAGTAAGTTTAATGAAATAAGAGATAAAATGATTTCAATATGATTTTTACAATAGAGCATATAAAGTCAAAAATACATCATAAAAGTTTATTAACTCCAATAACCGATTCTTTTATTAAAAAGTCTGCAAATACTGGCCGTAATTGTTATTACGGCAATTTTAGATGTTTGTGCGGGACTGAAAAACAGATTTTATTATACTGTGTTTATACCGGGAAAACAAAATCATGCGGATGCCTTTTGTTTGAAAAAGTCCCTAAAAACAAAAAATATCATTTACTTTACCCATCTTTAAAAGGAGTATATTACGCAATGGTTAGTAGGTGTTATAATAAAAACAACAAGGGGTATAAAACATACGGCGGTAGAGGCGTTTCTGTTTGTAAAGAATGGCTTGATAACCCGCAATCTTTTTTTGATTGGGCTATATTATCCGGGTATAAGCCGGGGTTGACATTGGATAAAGATTTTAATGGGCTTGGTATTCTATACTCCCCCAATACTTGTAAATGGGTTACTCACCAACAAAACCAACTAAATACTACACGAAGTAGAAAGATTTTGTATAATGGTGAGTTGATAAATATTTGCCAATTAGAAAGAATAAGTGGTATTTCAGATGAAACGCTTAGGAATAGAATTTTTAAACTTGGTTTAACTGCTGAGGAAGCAATTAATTGGGGTAGGTGGAAAAGGTCTAAAAAAACAAAAACCTTAACGTATGAACAATATAATATAAAGTGGATAAAAAATACTTTATTGCAGATAGAGGTGCAAAAGAAGCAAAAAGTAAACATTCCTAATGTGGGAGTTAAAATAGTTGATTTGTTTATTATACCAACTTACATTGCTTGGGAAAATGAAACACAACGCCATGCTTTTTATATGGATTCAAGAAAAGTAGGCGTGTTCAAACTTCCGGGGGCAAAAAGGGTGTGGTATAGGCTATCTCAATTTAACGAAATGCTAAATTCTTAACCAATGACTACCTACCTATCCAAATACAAAAGAGCAGCTATTATAGGTTTATACCGTAGTGGGGCTACCTTAGAACAAATTTGTGTTAGCGAAAATGTACCCTATAAAAAAGTAAAAGATATTGTGGAATCTTATTTTAAAATTAAATTGTCTGAATAACATGGAACTGACAAAAACACCCCCGACAGTAGAGATTATTAAAGCTAACTTTCAGCTTGAACTATCCCGCCATAAATACCAAGAAGCGTTACAGGTATTAAGTGATTATAAGGTTACGGTGGATAATGTGGTGGAAGCCCAAGAAAAGGTAAAAGCAGCCCGTAAGTTTTTAAAGAAATTTGATGACATAAAAGAACAAGGGAAGGCTGCTGCTTTAGCTGAATGTAGGGCATGGGATACGGTTTACAACGATCTACGCAAACCTTTCGACAACCTGTTAATAGACAAAACTAATCAGGTGGCTAAAATAGCCCAACAGCTTGAAAAAGAACATCAGGAGAAGGGAAAAGAGTCTTTCCGGGTATCGGGGATAAAAGCAAGCATTGACACATTCTTTTTAGAGCAATCCCAAGCCATTGCCAACGCTATGTCGGCAGATGAATTAACCCGTGTGGAGAAACTTATCGGGTCGCACAAGGCCAACCAAAGCAAGTATCAGGAATTTCTACCCCTATTGGGCGAAAAGGCGGCTTTACTGACCCCTTTAATCAAAGCCCAAAAGGAAGCTATCAAAAAATTAGAAGCCCTTAAAACGGCTGAAAAGGCCGCAGAACAGGCAGGGGATGACCAAGCGGTAATAAATGCAAGGGAAGCCCAAGAGTTTGTATCCCAAACCATTGAAGAAAAAAAGATATTGGTGCAGGAATCAGCTATTGATATGGCTACATCTGGTGATGTAGTAGAAGTTGAAGCCATCCCCCCGACCTCACCTAAACCAAGACGTACTTCATGGGAATATGAGGTAGTAAACATCAAGGAATTAGCTAAAAAGATGCCCGATTGGGTAGAATTGACCCCAAAATCGGATAAAATCGAAGAATACCTGAAAAGTAAAAAAGCCGAAGGTATTGAAGGGGAAGAATTTATATCTTTTGGTATCAGGTTTTATATGAAAAAATCATATTAATTATGAAACAGGGAGAATTATTTTTCAATACCATCAACCTGACCGGGGCTGATCTGGCCGAAAGTAGGGCAAAAAACGGCACACAGGATGCCCGGATGCTGGAACTTTTCAGAAAATACCGCCGGATGACCCCTGTGGAGGCATTGCGGGCCTATAACGGGCTTTACGATGAAATCCCGCTGACGAGTGCCAGACGGTCAATAACGGTCTTAACGGGGCTGAAAATGCTTCGTAAGCTGCCTGATATGAAAATGGGGTTATACGGGAAACCTAATTTTGTATGGGAGATAATGTGAATTTCACTAATGTTGATTGTGGGTTGGTCTGCCCCACTTTTGGTAATACATTGTTAGCAGCCATTTAATTCATTCAAAATGGAAAAGAAATTAGGTAAAATCGAAAATGTAAAATTTGGTATTGGTGGCTATCAAGATGCAATGATTGGCTTACACGTAACACTTGGCAATAATGGTTGGGGTGTTGGTGATAGCCGTTCTGCTTGGGATGCTGAAACTATTAAATGGTCAGAACATTGTAAATGGACAGAAGCCGATAGAGATAAGCAATATGCAGAACTATTGCGTTATGTTTCAAAGCTATTGAAAAATGCAAAAGTTGATAGTGTTGATAAACTTAAAGGTATTCCTGTTGAGGTTACTTTTGATGGTAATATATTAAAAGAGTGGCGTGTGCTTACGGAGGTTCTGTAAATGGCTGCTCTTAAAAACAGAATTTAATATGGAACACAACAATTTAACAAACCACGAAAACGGCAATGACGCTAACCGCTTGTTAGCGGAAGTGCCTTGTAAGAAGCATAAACCGAAGCAATTAAGTTACTTATCATGGCACGATTGGGCAAGTAAAATGGCAGCACGGGGTAAAGAACAAACACAATGCAATAAGTGTGGAAGATGGTATTATAAATCGGAGATGTGATGGCATTTCCGCTAACGGTAGGTATTGGCGATGTGTGGGTATTTGAAAATATAAATATGAATAACTTGGTACAGAAAAATTTATTTACTGATGTTGATGGCTTAGATGTCAGCCCACATATTGCCAATACTCTTGTTAGTGGCATACTCAAACGCACTATAAAATTTCGTGCTTGGGGTAGGTATGGAGAATGGGAAGAAGATGAAAATTTAGATTGTCGTAAATGGCAAATGATTGACGGAGATAGTCTTTGTTTTGAAGATTTTAAGCCAATATGCGATAGTCTTGAAAGTAAAGAAGATGTTGAATATTTTATGCAGTATATAAACCGTAACGATATTAACGGCAAAGAGATTTATGAAGGCGATATTGTTAAGTGGGGGCATAAAAAAGGAGGTGAAGAAGATCCTGTAAGAATAGCGGTTGTTGCTTTAGACCCCGATATTCAGTTTCACATTGTCAATTATAAGATGGATTTTTTAGGTCAAAATAAAGTCTTTCATTATGGAAGTTTTATTTACACCGATACAGAAAAATGGCTGGAAGTTATAGGGAATGTCTTTGAAAACCCTGAACTATTAGGGTGATTGTATGAGTTGCACCTAACGTCACAATGCTTGGCGATGTTGGGGACTTCATTGTTCCATCAGCCAAGCCTTTAATAAACAGATAAATAGAATTACAAATGAACAACTCAACTACGTCAGCCCCAATTTTCGCCAAGCAGGTGCTTCGTCTTACGCTGACTAAAAAATGGTACGACATGATTTTGTCTGGCGAAAAGAAAGAAGAATACCGTGAACTAAAAGACTATTGGGAACAACGCCTGATGAATTTTGATATTGTTAGCCGGAACAGTTTTAGCAGCTTCAAAAAGCCTGTTGGTTTTAAACACTTTGATTTTGTTGAGTTCCGCAACGGCTACGCAAAGACAGCACCTACAATGCTTGTTGAATGTAAAGGTATCAGAATTGGTAAAGCCCGTCCTGAATGGTCAGAAGGATTTGCTGATGATTGTTTTGTTATATCGCTTGGAAGTGTAGTGAAGCTGGGTGCATAGCAGCCAACGGTTCGGGGCTTTGCGATGGCAGGGCATTTAATAACTAAAAGATGAAAATGAGTACACAAGTTGATTTATTTACCAATGTTGAGCCGACTTCCGTCAGCCCTGCTATTGCAAAACCGTTTGTTATAGGCAGCCAATTACACCGCTTTCCTTATCGTTGGAATTTAAAGGATGCTGTGTTTACTAAGGACAAAGGCAAAGTATTTTCCTGTTTTGCCTGTGGTGGCGGTTCAACAATGGGTTACAAACTTGCTGGCTTTGATGTAATAGGATGCAATGAAATTGACCCTAAAATGATTGAAGCATACAAAGCAAACCATAATCCGAAATATGCCTTTTTAGAGCCAATACAGACGTTTAAAGACAGGAAAGATTTACCTGATGAATTATACCAATTAGATATTTTAGACGGTTCGCCTCCTTGTAGCAGCTTTTCAATGGCAGGAAACAGGGAAAAGGACTGGGGAAAAGAAAAGAAATTTAGGGAAGGGCAATCTGAACAGGTTTTAGATACTTTGTTTTTTGATTTTATAGACTTGGCAAAGAAACTGCAACCCAAAGTTGTAATAGCTGAAAATGTAAAAGGATTATTAATGGGAAACGCAAAACATTATTACCGAAAAGTACATAAAGAATTAAAAGCAGCTGGGTATAGTGTAACGGCTATATTGGCTGATGCAAGTAAAATGGGTGTGCCTCAAAAAAGGGAACGGGTATTTGTTATTGGTTTAAGGTTGGATATTGCAGAAAAATTAAACTTTGCAAATGTTTATTTGCCGGAAATAAGACTTAAATTTAATGAACCTGAAATTTTGTTTGAAGAAATTAACGATTTTGAAGATAGCTCAATAGAACAAAAAAAAGCTGGTAGGGTTGAATTGTGGGGAAAGTGTAAACCTGGAGAACAATTTTCAAAGTATCACCCAAAAGGACATTATTTTGCTGATTATAAATTGAAATATACTGATATTGTGCCAACGATAACTGCAAGTATTGGAGATGGTGCTTGGCATCCTGATTATTGCAGGTTACTTAATAGAAAAGAACTTTGCTGTGCTGGTACATACCCACAAGATTATAATTTTCAAGATAACGGAGAACAGTATTTAATTGGAATGTCCGTACCGCCATTAATGACAGCTCATATAGCAAGTGAAGTTTTCGGTCAATGGCTGTCAAAATTAGGGTAGCTTCGAAAGGTTGCCTATAACGCCCCGGAAATTGCTGAAGGCCGCCTGAAGTTTACGAGGTACGAGGAAACGGGAAGGTGGACTGAAGCCAAAAGAAACCGGCGGCTTTTAGCAATTTCTTTGTTGGCCGCCGTCCGGGTATGCGATAGGGTTCTTTTGTTTTCCGGGGCGTTGGAACGCCATCAGTAAGAACGGGATTTTGAGGAACGAGAAAGAAGTTATTACGTCTTTCACCAAAAATTATAAATATGGAAAAATTTAAAATCAATTCAGTAAGAGCAGAATTAAACGCATGGCTACACCCTATCCAAAATCATTTAGTTATTCAGGTGCAGGACGAGTGCAGTATGTCAGTGGATAGAGGCAACGGGGATGAGGAAGAATATGAGTTTGGGGATGCCTCTATTATGATGGATAAAAAGCGGGTTGTTAAGCTGCGGGATGCACTAAATGACTTTTTGGATAGGGTGTCTGAATAATTTTTGGTGAAAGGATGGCGGTCCAACACCTGCATTGACGCAATTCAAAAAATTGAACGACTATGTTAGTCAATAAGATATGTGACCATTTAACAGATAGGATAGTATCTGGAGAGTTATCAAATGAAGATTTAGTTCAAGTTATTGAACACATAGGGGGGTACTTAAATCTTCAAACCATTTCAGCGTATTCAAAAGCTAATGGGATAAGTTATAACGGGGCTAAAAAATTCAGGAGTATTAAGAAGGTATTTGGGGTTAAATTTGTAGTAGATAATAATTAAAAAAACATGAGCTTAGAAACCAAATTAGAACAATTTAGGGTGTCATTCCCCTACCGGCACGTTACGGTTTACGATAATTTTATGGTGTATAGAACCCCAAGAGGATTATGTGATAAAATGGCTAAGGATGCCAACAACCTTATATGTAAACTAAATCTTGACTTAGTAGCTATTCCTACATCAATGTTAACTAAAGATAGCTTTTGTATTAAATCATCAGAAACAGATGCCTTATGAGTGTTAAAGGGATAATGAACTTATACGATGATGATGGTAGTCCGGTTATACAGCGTATGTACGATTGTAAAATAACCCGTGATAAAGTTCTTCAGCAGTGGGCTAAATTATTTGGACGGTTATACCAACGAATGTATATCCAATATATACCCTTTGCAAGAACCGATTTAATAAAAGAAGATGGTACTAATGCCCTTCGTGCAAGGGATAAAGAACCCCCTAAAAAAGAAATTATACGACCCAAAGCCGTATATACCAATATTAAAACTTACGAGTATAAGTAGCACTCTTTGTTTGTTGTTTCATGTACCCCTGTATGTTTCTACATCGGGGGTTTTTTGTTATCTTTGATAGGAATAAACCAACATTACGATGACCGTAAGAGATTTAAAAGAATTACTCCGAGGTGTCCCCAATAATACAAAAGTGCTAATACCCGCAAGTACTTTTTTTGATGGAATGTTTTTAACCCCTTGTTTAGAGGAAACAGGGGTCGCAGAAATTGAATTAGAGGGGGATAAATACCCATCCCAATGCTTTTTAATAGCCCCAAACAACTATTTTAGCCTTGAAGATGACGAAGAAATGAATCCAAGCCTTAACTAAGTTCACTATTCATGGTTTACGTTTTTTAGTAATAAGCATACCCCTGATAGTTGTATCACCAATAGGTACAGGCTTACCGATGGCTTCAATGTGGATTCGTTGCCCTACCGTTGATATTTTTGTTTCTGTTGCTACCCATTGATAACGGGTGCAGGAAGATAGGAGGAGAAGGAGTAAGTATCTCATAAATTTTATTTTTTGTCAGGTTATAGCTTTACTTTTTAATGGGTTTTGTCAGTGTATAGATTGACTAAATCATACATTTCCTCCAAGCGTTTTATTGTTTCCAAACAATCTTCAATGGATTTTGAACCCACCAAAGATTTGTGAAGATAAGCCCTTAAAGCATTAGGTACAGTATTGTGATAAGTGTTTTGCTGGAACTCATACATTTCCTTAGTGCCGTCCTTTTTAACCCGTTCCCTTGTTTCAAAGTATTGCAAAACGACATTATCTGTTTCAAATACTAATCGGTAGTTTTCTGATAGTTGCATAGTTTTAAAGTTTAGTTATGTCAATTTCTAATTCAGTCCCGGTTAAGACAAAGTAAAGGTTTTGAAGTTGGTGAACATATTTTATTTCAACATCACCGCCAATAAAATCTACAAAAGGGTAAAGAACAAATTTGTATTCATTTTTAGGGTTTAAATATTTTTTTATAAGCCTGAAATTGTCGTAACAAAACACATTACATACTATTTCAAAACCTGCGGACAATAATACTTCAGGAGTTAAAGGGATTGGTTCACCCCCGTTCTGCCCAAAGCCGTTTACTTCCCCTTTTTCATTAATTAATTCATAGCCTATGTAATTAGGATTTTTTACATCCCCCAAATATTTGACCCTTGATAATTCCCCTAAAGGTGCTTTGAGGTAATTCCCGATTCTTAATTCTTTTATCATTGTTTATAGTTTTAAAATGGTATGTAAGGTATTGCTTCATAAGTTTTTGTACTGTTTATTTAGTTCCTCTATTTGCTTTTCCTTGTAGGCTTTAAAGTTTTTTATGTCTATAAAAGAGGGTTTGGGTTGGGTTTGGATAGCTATTATCTTGTTGACAAGTTCTTCGGACATTTCTTCTGCTTCCTTTTTTGGGGGCTTCTTTTTGTCGGTTTTTGTAACCACCACAACGTCTTTCTGTTTTTCCCTAAAAGCATAAGTCCTACACTTATTAGAGCAATACATTTGCTTTGGCTTTGTGGGTTCAAAATCTTTCCCACATTTTTTTCTTAAACATTGCTTCATGCCACAAAGTAACGTTACGGTAACGGTACTACCAAATTTATTTTTACATAGTAACGATACAATTAAATTAGCCGTATTTTATTGTATCGTTACATATAAAAATAGGGGCTATTTTATCGTAGTAGCCACTTAATTTGTTTTATAAACTACTCTACAATTTAAACTATCGTAACTTTGTTTCAGGTCTTTGACAAGTGTTTTTGTGCGTTATAATTTTTATTATGTTAAATTGTGGGCTGTATTTCCCCTCAACATTATGTTAAATCCCCCTTATCCCTTATCCCCCACAACAACCGAACAACCCTGCATCAATCCTAAGCCTAT